GAGCCGCCTATTGCCGCCGTGCCTCTCACCGACCCGCCCATATCGCCCACAGGCGCACCCCAAGAGCCAGTTGGTGAGCCAGAACCGCGCCCCAAGCCGCTAGTCCAAGTAGTGATAGCACCAAATAGTGGCTTGGTGACATAATATTGCACCAGCATCTTGATCAGGCTATCGATAACGCTCTTCGCCATCTCCTTCATGGCATCAGCAAAGTCTTTTGCCCCTGTGATGGCATCGGTCATCGCCTGGGTAAAGGTATTCATCCCCTGCTGTGCGACATCCCGCATGGCCTCATCGATGTCGATCAAACCATCTTTCCAATCATTGAAGGCTTGGCGCATATTGCCGACACTTTCGGCAGTATCATCACCCACTTTCTTGGTGGCATCACCTATCGTGCCGATTGACGCGACCAGTTCCGCGATTGTGGCTTTGTATGCTTCAATATCAATAATATTTTCAAGGCCAAGATCAGCGGCAGTTGTCTCGCGAACTCCTTCGAATGCCGCCATCAGTTCGGCAAGGCGAGCGCGGACATCATCCGCTGTTGTCCCTGCGCGATTGATCCACATAAACCCTGTGTCATCTTTGTTCAATGCGATGCCTTGACGCATCTTGTCGCTGATGTTGAACAGCTTTTGTATCTTGGCTTCCAACTCCTCCGCATTGTCACCCAACGGATTCAATGAAAAAGTATTCACCTTGGTTTGGATGGTCGCAATAGTTGTGCCTATCGCGTTCACCATCGAGTTCAAAGACACCGCAATGGTTACGGTCATTTGCAGAAATGAAGCCGCCAAGCCTTGCGCCCACTTTGCAACACCGCCATCATCCTCGGCAATTGCTTTGAAGAAATTAGTGAGCTTGGTCACAACGAGCGTAATAGCGGGGGCTAGTGCCGCAGTGAATTGATCTCGAACGCCTTTGGAGAGCGCCCCCAGTCTGGTGAATGCATCGTTCGCATCTTCCACGCCCTGTGCCGCATCGGAGGACATTACTATGCCCAACGCTCTAGCCTCGCCCATCAGTTCGGCTAGTCCGTCCCTGCCTAGACTAAGGGTATTAACTAAGGCCGCGCCCTCGGAATCAAATAGCTTGAACGCCAACCTAAGCCGATCAGCTTTGTTTTCAACACCGCCAAAGGCATCAGCAAGCACAAGCATCCGCTCATCCAGAGGCATTCGATTCAACTCTTGAGCGTTGATGCCCAACTCGCGAATTGCACTCTTGGCCTCACCCGTTCCCTTGGCCGCTTCAGCCGCTCGCCTGGTGAATCTCTGTAAAGCCATGTCCATCGTGACTGTGGCTATGCCCGTCACATCTGCTGCATAGCGTAAAGCACTCAATGCCTCGGTGGTCGTTCCTATTTTAGATGCTGTCTTAGCTAATGAGTCGGTGGCGATTAATGAGCTTCTGATCAGCAAGCCGAACCCAGCAAGACCAGCAACACCTATAAGCGCGGTTCGCAGAGAAAACACTGCCACCGTCACCGCCCTGAGTCCTCTGATAGCAGCACCGAAACCTTTCTTGGTATTGTCGATGGCACTGATGATGATCTTGGTCTTTTCAGCCATTGTTTTCACTCATAAGTTGGAAGTAGGCCAGCCACTCATGGAAATGGTTGACGGGCATTTGCTCGGCATCTTCGATGGTAATATGAAGGCGATCAGCCAGGGATAAAAGATTCATCCGTGACGGATCGCTTTTTAGTTTTTTGAAGCAGTTTCCACCGATTCAATTTCTGCAAACATCTGATTGGCGATCTCAGATATAACAGTTGTCTCCTCGCCCATTAGGTCGATGCGATCTTCTGCTGCGGTGAATAACTTGTCACCTGATTCATCTTGCGCTTTCATCACAATCAGATCGACCATAGCGGCAACGGTGGTATTCTCAAGAAACTTGGGGTGCTTCTTTTGCAGACGATTGAGATCGTCACAGGTAATCGATCCGCAATACAATTTAAACGCCTCGCCTTTCTCATCCGACCAGGCTTCCACCACCACCTCGCGCAGTGGTATATCACGCCTTGAGCGCAACTCTCTAGCCAAGCCCATCAGTGTGCCGCTTCGGTAACAGCGCCTGAGACTTGAATGCTAAAACTGGCCTCGACCATGCCGTCAAAAGATACGTTGATCGCCTTGCTGGTGACAATGCCAGTGCCTGTGTATTTCTTCGAGCCAGAACCCGTGCCTGATGGACTGATTTCAAAATCAATGCTGGCGCGATTGTCTAAGACTAGTTGCTGTGCATCTGCTTGATCCCAATAGCATTCGAGCGACACAGTGTTACTTTCAAGCCCTGGTTTATACGACCTAGCTGTATCGCCCATGACGCTGTCTTCGACTGTGTCAGCACTACCATCAATGCTGAAAGACCGCACCTCGCCAACCACTGCCACTGTAGTTCCCGTCAATTGCAATTTTACTACTCCGCTTGTACCCGTTGCTGTTGCCATGATTATTTACCTTTTAAATGGGCGAAAAAAAACCGCCTTTTGGCGGTCTGTTTCATCGTTGAATTAAATTAAGTTGTGCCGCGTGTGTATTCGTACAGCACACGAGCGTTTAAAATGACCCCGCCAAAGGGATCGATTGAGCCTTCATCAATTTCTATATTTGTAATTTGGGTATCGAGCGCAAATCCACCTCGCGTCCTATCTGCGTCCAGCCCTTCTTCAACCGCTTCGATAATGCTATTGCGAGCCGTATCAATGACCCCCGCCTTTACAAAGCATACAAGCTCATAGCTAATCGTTGCCTGACGCTTGCCAATCGTTCCCCCCACGGTTGAATCTTCTCTGTTCTCGTCTGCGGTTCTGACCAGAATTGCGGGGAATTGGGCGCTGGATAATTTCTCGAAATCAAACGGCTCTCGCGTGATGTAGCCGATACGCAGAGGTGAGTAGACCGCCTTGAGTGTTGTGACTATATTTTTAGCAATAGATTCGCGAACACTCATTTCATAAACCTTTCAAATGCTCTGCCCAACTCTTTCTGTTCAGCGCGACTGAAGCCGAAAAACGGGCGCGATTTGTTGTTGCGAGTGGCTTTGTCCAACTCTCTGCCCCTGGTGAAGCTGAGAGTTGCCTTGGTGCGCGTCACACGGGTGGTGATGCTGCTCAACATCTTGCCACTCAGATGGAGATTGGGCGTGATTGAAGTCTTGCCGCCCCCGCCTTTGGCTGTGGATGTCGTTTTCCATTCCGCATAATCTTTAGAATATTTCTTAAAGCGTTGGCCATCGATATTCTTGCCCTTCTCGGTTCTGTCGAGAATCATCCTTACGCCTACGGATGCGGTGCGAGTGAGCGCGGTTTTAACGCTTCCCAGCGCATTTGTTCTGCGCTTCTTGATCACGCCCCTGAAGCTCTTGGGTTTGATATCTACTTTGACGATCATGCTCATCGGCACAACCGCCCATCGTGAATTGGGGTTTTTTCATCGTTATCTATGGTTGAACTGCCGTCATCGTCATACTCGATGCCATCTTGAAAGACCGCCTCGATTTCTTCTGTGTAGCGAGATTTGTAAAAGGCGATCATGCCCTGAAATCTATCGCCCTCAACCCAGTTGGTGAGTTGCGGTAAAGCGTACTTCCACAGCACCAGATAGGCGTTGCTTCTTGCCCACTGCGACTCGGTCAGGTAGGTAGTATTCAACTCGCCAGAAAGCCCTCGCTTTGGCCACCACTCCGCTCTGATCTTGCGCTCAATGTCGGCCTGTGCTTTGGCGTGTTCCGCTGCAAATGAGCCAATCCCCAAGCTGAAGATATCGGGGAGAATCTCCACCAAATCTGCATCTGTTGAAAACATAGTTACTCCAATAAAAAAGCCCCACCCCCGAAAGGATGAGGCGTGTCGCTAAAGTGCCGCGTCAGATAACATTTCAACACCGTAGGAATCATCGAGTTCACCAACACCGTAGCAAGCGGTAGCATTAAGCTCCCATGCTCGGTTGGAAGCATCGCGTTCCGCTTCGATATTGAAGTCACGTTTAATGGCAATGGCCAACGCTTCTGGAGCGAATACCGCACCTTTAGCATCGTCACTTCCGTCCACGGTTATATTGGCTGACTCGTAAATGTTCACCCCAGCGATAGTGCCTACATAGCCATTTTTCATAGCCGCATTCTGTAGATCACCGCCATTGGGATTGGCGAACGTGTTGGTCAGATTGGCTTTCAGTTGATAAGCCTGGTACGGATGAACAACAGCATTGATCGCACCAGTGACCTTGTTAGCTCTCAGAGTAGCCGCTGCCTTAAAGATATCCGCAACAGTAATCTCAGCGCCAGCCGCTCCGATTGATGTGCTGAAGCCATCGAACAGAGCGATCAGGTCGGTGTCGATCTTGGTGGCTATAGAGTTGCCTAGAACCACGCCAAGGTCTGCCGCTGGATCGCCAGCACCCATTTTGCCCATGTCGTGAAGCAGGACTTGTGCGCCCACTTCCGCAACCGTTACTGTAACTGATGAGGTGGATACCGTGGTGCTGGTCATATCCGTGCCTTCAGTCAGAGCAGCCGCTGTGATAGCAGGGTACTTAGGTACTTGAATTGTTTTGCCAGCTTGTGAGCCGATGTTGTATTGAGTGACAAGACCTAAAAGCAAAGATTGCTCTGAAGCGGTGTGTCGAGCTTCAAGAATAATGTTCGCAAATAGGTCATCGAGGGTTGTGCTAGTAGTAGCAGCCATGATGATTTACCTTTTTGACAGACGAAAAAAAACCGCCTTTTGGCGGTCTGTTTCATCGTTGAATTAAGTCAAGTCGGCCTTCGCTTTGCAGCAGCATAGGCTTCACGCCCACCCTGTTGGTAGTTATCGACCATCTCTTGATATGACATTTGTTTTTGAACTGAACCGCCAGTATTTCCCTGACTGCCAGAACCGCCAGCCGATGCCCTCACAAAATGGGGGTTGGCTGTGAGAAATTCGGAAACCGCTTCGTCTACCGTCAGCAGATCACCCTTGTCGTTGTATCGAGGGGCGTTGCTGCTATCGGTGACTTCCACAGTGCCGTCCTCTGCTAATCGAACCTTACTTTTTAACAGAGTGGATACTTGCGCTACATCAACTGCGTTATTTCTGCTCGCTGCTGTGGTCAGTGCGCCATCTATCAGCGTTGACTGCAACCGCGCTTTGTAACTGTTGATCTCAGCGTCTTTCTTTTCGACAGTCTGTTTCAAGATAGAATCGAACTCGCCTCGCTGTTTCTGCGCCTCGACTTCAGCCTCATTGCGTTTCTCAATCAACTCTCTAGCTTCATCGAGATTGATACCGCCAAGTTGCTTGTCGAACTTTCTCTGCGCTCGCTCAATGCGAGTAGCTACGACTTTGTCCATTTCTGCTTGAGTGAATGTCTTTTCCTGAGTTGTTTCGACTGTCTCAGTATCAGTTTTTTCCATGATTTCTTCATCGCTCATGTGCGAACCTCTTTTAAGAGTGGTTAGTTAAAAAACAGGTCTCCAGTGGTGCTGACAGTTGTAGCCACCTCTGGCAATCATTGCATCGCTGGACGATTTACCCGCCCAGCTTCCAGCCCACAGATCGGCAATCTCCTCATCGGTGTAAATATTGCCCTCGCGATCTCTGCAAAACTGTCTTGAGCCTGACGATGTGCCGCCATAGTATTTCCACTTAGTAGCGCCAGCCTCTTTGCCAATTGCGGTATTTACTGATGCATCAAACTGCATCAAGCTATCCTGAGCGTAAGTTTGTGAATAGCGTCTTAAGTTATTGCCGACCCTATCCCTCGCATACAGGCTGTGTAGTTTTTCAACCGCATCTGCGCTCTGTGCTGCCGTGCCAGTTTTAGCGATCTCAACCAGCTTCTGTGCCTCGGCATCATTGGTCTTGATATAGACCCCATTGATCGTCTGCTGAATGGTTTTGACTGAATCGGTAAAAGCTCGATTGGTGAGAGTGCTTTGATACACCTCGGTGGCGATCACATCTAGATATTCGTTGGCTATCGCCTCAAAGCCTTTAAAGGAGAGCGACTGCAACTGGGTGATGATTCGCGGATTCAGCTTCATCACAGGGCTGTACTCGCCAAGCATCTCATAGGTCGAGGTGGCTATGCCCTGGTAGCCCTTGAGGATGTTTTGCACCTCGGTCAAATAGGTCGCTTCAATCGCGGCCTTGATCTCTATCCTTCTGCCAACCGCCCAGCCCAGATCGTGCAGATTGCCATCGACCAGGGGCGCTTTTGACATAATGCCCACAAGCTCTTTCTCCAATCGCTCCAGTGAGTCGGAGAGCCTTTGTTGATGTTGTAAGGTTAGCGTTTCAAGAAGGTCAGCGTATTCGGTATCTTTAGGCATCTGTTTCAACAGGGAACTGACCCAGAACGCTCACGCTCTCCTCGATCTCCCTGTGCGCCTCAGTCAACTTATCTTCGTCAAGAACTAGATCGGCAATCCGCATATCGACCTCCTGCTGGAGCGTCACAGATTTAACGCCTGATGCTTTCATCTGCTGAAGGAACATTAGCTCTTTATCGTAGTCTCTTAAATCAAATGCATCTGGGTATGAAATCTCGACATCTGGAGTCACATCTTGCCACTCACAGAACAGCCCCCATAGCTGCTCTTCTGCCAGTTCAAGGATATCGGCTTTCTCTGACAGCTTGGCATTCAGCATCTGGAACTCAGTCTGCATTGCTACGCCCGACTGGGTCATGGCCTCTGTGCCTCTAACCGCTCCCATGTGGGACATTCTATTAATCGCCTCAACCTTGTCTGTAATCGAGGCTCTCACAGCGTCTAGGTTCTGACCGCTGGGCTGCATCTGATAGGGCTTTAGATTTCCATCAATATCATCGGGGAGGTTAATGATAGCCCCCGCCCCTGCGCTGGCATCTGTGCCAAAGGTTTTGACGAGCGTAGGATGGTTACTGATGCGGATCAGTTGCTCGATCTCGGATAGCTCCTGATAGATAGCTCGCTGCATATAAGCCACATCGCTTAGATCGGAAACACCTATGCCCCTAACTACTGAGCGTTGCGCGGGAAGGAACACTGCGGGTATCTTGCCCAGCGTGTTCTCCAGATGCTCAAGCACTGTCTCTGTTTCGCTGTCGCTGGAAACCTTGACCGTCCTGATATCGTCCTCAGTCCAGATTCTGTAGTAAGTCTCTGTCTCCGCGCCTTCGCGCTCTATTGACTCCCTGACCTTTAAATAGATCAGCTTAAATCTACCGCTGGCGGTGCGCTCATACTTCCAATCAAACACGTTCTCAGGCGTAAACATCGTCAGATAAGGGCGAATGTCTTGCGCCAGTTCCTCTGCCTTGGTCGCGGCATTGGATTTGGGCTTGTCGATCATCAGCCACACATGACCATAAACGCTCGACCATACTTGCGCTTGCCGCATAAATGCATTGAGGCTGCGTCCATCCAAATCGCAATCGTCTAGGAAGGGCTTGAGCGAGCCATTGTTGGTCAGTGAGTTGAATGCCCTTGTGGGCGGTACGCGCCACAGGAAGCTAGAGTAGATATGCACAATGTTCTTGCAGTGATTATCCATAGGGGTCAGGTCGAGTCTGCGGCTGTACTCACCCTTGTCTTCAGATACATATTGAGTCAGGTAATTGCCGTCAATGTACTCCTGCCCACCCATATAGCTGCGTAGGTAGAACTCCCACTTTGCGCTGTTCTCGTCATAGCTTGAGTGCGTTGATTCTATATCTGCCATCTAAGTCCACCGCGTTGGCTGTTCAATTTGATAGTCTGTTTTCACTGGAAATAGGTACTCAACCATATAGCCAAGGGCATCATTCATATGATCATAGCCATCGTCTTTATTAGGTTGGGATGTCCCCTCTTTATAGGTCTGCCGTTCAAGCGACTTGATGGCTTGTTTGCAGTTTTCCGTGAGGAACAGATGCCTTGTGCCACCGCCTGTTTTCAGTCTTGAGTTGACCGCATTGATGCGATCCCTGACGAGCGGATGGGCTTTCTTGGCTTTCGTCATAAAGCCTGAATTCTGTAGTATCGAGAGGTCGGTGCGACCCCCTGCCGATGTCTTTCTCTGCCGTGCTGCTGGATCGGGATAGATAATTATTTGCCTGTCGGGATAGCGTTGGTGTATCTCTTTCGCCATCTCATCGCTGTTACTACCATAAATCACGATCTCATCGATGCAGATCAGATCGTTGCCCTTACGCTGTGCAACAACAGCACTCATGGGGTCGATGTTGAAGTCCATACCTATATGAAGAACGCCACCATTATCGCTTGCCTTCACTACAGATGCTGATCGATCAAAGTTGTAGTAGATCAGCCCTGCATAGGTGACAAACTCGGCACGGTATTCTTGATCAAAGGTGCGCTGATCGAGGTCAGCTTGCGCCTGGTCAATCTCAGGCTGTGAAACTTGCCCACCATCGAGGGTTGTGAATTGATAGCTCTCCCATCCCTCCGCACCATCCACGCCCTTTGCCCACAGATCATAGAAGTGGTTGCGCCCTTTAGGTGTGCCTATGAATAACGCACTGCCTCCTCTGTCGCTCAAGCTTGGACGTATAACCTCACTCCAAGTCTCAGGTCGCATATCAGCGAACTCGTCAAGTACAACAAAGTCTAATGCACGTCCTCGCAGATGATTGGGCTTCTCCGCGCCCTTGAGCGATATCGTAGAGCCATTGATAAGTTTGATAGTCAGTGCGGTTTCATTGGTCTTTGCCATGTATTCATCGGGGATGGTATGGATCAGCATATCCCAGGCGATCTCTTTACTCGCTTTGTAAGTCGGGGAAATGTACCAGCAGTTTCTATGCTTGCCACCTATTGCCGCTTTTAGCAATTCACCTGTCGATAGAAAGGTCTTGCCAAATCTACGCCCAGCCACACAGACGCGAAAACGAGAATCAGAACAAAATATCTCAGTCTGGGGAAGTGTTAGTTGCATTGCCATCCACGATGATATTGATAGGGGGTATCTCTTGTGCTTCTGGCTGCTCTTCCTTCCAGCCACCCTGAGTCTTCAGGTAGAAGATGTTAGCCGCTACGTTGCCATCTGTTGCCAATTTGACAAGGTTAGACCCCATATCACTGATCTGTTTGACTCTCCCTTTTTTATAGGCATCGCAAACTTCAGGTTGTCTAGCCTCAATCGCCCTTAATGTAGTCTCTGAGATACCGAAAAAATCAGCTATTTGAGCCTTAGTCAGGACAGCGGCAAGTGCTTTAAGCTCGATCACCTGGTCAGGGGTGAATACAACGGGCGGTCTACCTCCCCCATCGCCCTGATTGCCGTTCTTCATTACTTCTTACGCAATCGCGCTTCGATGCTTTTGAGCATATCTTTGATGCGCTTTATGAGTCGCTGGCAACTTTTGCTCTCCAGTATGCGAGTACCCAACCAAATAATCGTGAATAGGGACGCAATTGGTGTCAGCCAGTTGCTCGCGATAATACCGACCCAAGAAGCACCTGAATAAGCACCCCCGCCAGCAGCAACCAGATCAACAATATCTTTGCCATGCTCAGTCATTCGATTTCTCCTTTGTCCCGTAATCAACTTTGCCTGTGTCAAAAAGTGTGGCCTCTGACTTTCTTCGCCTCGTTAAACCCGCCAGTGCTTTGCCTTTGGATTTATTCCATCTGACTATCTGCTCTGAAACCGCATCCAGTTCACCGCTATTTAGAACCAGCAGCAATGTACTCGCCCTGAGATTGCCGCAGCCAAGATTAAAGCACCACGACACAATCGCATCGTACTGATGCTGCTCTAGTTCAGTTTTTACCAGGCGGTCAACGTGTAGCTCCACCAGTTCAACATCTTCGATCAACAACGCATCGGCTTCTTTCTTGGTGATCTTATCGCCTTCCTGAACACCGCGAGTGTGGCCGTAACCGATTGTCCACACCCCACTGGGGCATTGATACGCCTCCAGCTTGCAGCCTTCGAAATGCTTAATCAGATCGACATTGGAAGTATTCATGCATTGCACCTGTGAAAGTTTGGCGACCCCACGACTTAGGAAAGGGGAAGTAGTCGCTTCAATGGGTCGCACAGGTCACCTAAAAAGGCCGCCTATAGACGAAAAAAAACCGCCAATAAAGGCGGTCTATGAATGATTTATGCGTGGTTCTCTCCACTGTAGAGAATTAGATCACATTTTGTGTGAACTGTCAATATGTACAGTGTATAAATATACAGTTATTTTCTCTTCCTTCATTTTTTCGGATTTTTGAAGGAAGCTCCCTCAGCATAGGTTAGCCGTATCATGTGAATTGATGACACGCCTTTTCGATCTTTTGTTTCCGAAAGTTTACGTTGTCTGACTTTAGAAACGCAATGTGCGTATGCAGCGTGACAATACCTGGCTGCAAGAGAAAAGGGGTAGCCATGCATTTAAAATTTCATTACACTGAAAGCGTTGAAGGATGTAGTGGGCAATCTAGGGTGGCCTTGTTGTCATCAAAACTTAGATGTTGCTACATCCTTCAACACTTTTGTTGATTCTCCGCGCAAAACTGTCAACATTTCTGTATATTCTAGCTCATTGACCCGCTACGAAATCACCTAAAAGTTTCACCACCTGTTCTTCAGTCAGGTTATTTAGGAAATCATAGCGCGGGTCATCATCATCCCAGACTATAGATATGCTACCATCCTCATTTTCCACTACCTCTAAATCTTTCATAATATTATTCTTTCAGCCCCCGATGAATCGCCTTGCTGATCTCGGACTCCATCACCGAATATTCCGACAACAACAAGCTCAATCGCTTTTGCCAGAGCCTAGCTCGCCAGCCGCTGACCCCCAGAATTCTCTTTAATTTCCGCGAGGGTATTTTTTTGACCCCCACCCCCTCACAGGACGGGCACTGGATTAATTCATTGCCGACTGTCAACTCCCCCACCCCACCACATTTTCGGCACAGTTGAGGCCGTGTACTCAGCAGCAATGCCATCAGCCCCAGCTTGTAAATAATCAATTTTGGCTCTTTCGCACTGCGCTCAAACTGATGCTTGTTGGCAGCGATTAAAGCAAGTGATATCAACTCAGGGTTTGATCCGTAGTCCCCCGCGAATTTGGCCAATCCATACAGATAGGTAAATCGATCAACTCGCGTCAGGCAAGCAGCAACATCACTTGCCGTCACCTTCAGTGAGCTTGATCCCCGTACAGATTCCAGTGGCGGTGCGCCAGCGGTGAGCATTGCCATCAACTCACTCATCTAGTATCGGCATGGTTGGGTGCTTGGGTTGAATTTCATCGTAGTCGGGCGGCAACTTGATCAATCTCGCAGTGATCTCATCGCGCAGACTGAGCAGTGCGCTCTGCTTAATCTCGCCCTTTGATGATTTTTCGATATTCCAGTATTTTTGAATCAGATCGTGCCACTCATTATCCTCGCAAGCATTGTAGTCAGGTTGAAAATCTATCATCTTAGCTACCTCGGTAGTCTGCCCCGCCTGGCCATCGCCCAAATCTCAACGGCCTCAGATTTATCAGCCAGCCATGAGAAAATCTGCGCCAGAATCCTTGTTGAAACTTCCAGCGCCTTGAGCGCATAAAATCTAATCGTCATAAATCGCCTCTTCTATGATCGCATTTAAAAAATCTAGTGCTGCTTCAGCGTCTTTTTTGCTGAAATTGTCACTGATAGAAACTCTGCACTTTTCTGTTGTCGCAGAATCGTCATAAACCGCCCCTGCGATAATCGCGTTCAAGCAATCCAGTGCTGCCTCTATGTCTTTTTTGCTGAAATCTGCTCTGACAGAAACAAACACTGTCGCTGTATTCATGCCAAATTCAGCCATCTCGCTCCCCCTTGATTCGATCTGGATTGATAATGACCCGACTGTCCTCGCCATAAGCCTTGGAAAGAACAACGCAAGTCATCGATCTTGATGACCCAAAGCCTGAACCTGAATGCCAAGCGTCAGGACTTGCCAATACATTCCACTGCTCGAAAAGCATTCCCCCGATCTCTTTGGCTTCTTTGTGATGGAGATGTCCCAGCCAGCCATAACGGTATTTAGAGCGCCCCCATTCCACCGCCAATTTTCGGGTCACGGACTCATAGATTCGTTGAGGTGTTATCTTGTCACCGTGGTGAGTGACAATCAGAGAATTGCCAAACTCCAGATGAGTAAACTTGGAATAGTTATCAGGAATAGTGACGCGAGGATCATCGGCAAAGTACATTTTTAAAGCCTCGTTTAACCAGAGAGCCGCATCAGGATCGTGGTTGCCGCGCACATTTAAAACAGTGACAACCTCGTGCTTTTCGAGCAGCCGAATGATTAACCGCTTGAGTAAATTCACCCCCATCCGAACTGTTCGACCATATCTACCATCGGAATCTAAAGGCGTTCCACTACCTGTTTCACTTTTGATATTATTACTGTGAAAGAAATCACCAAGATTAACCAAAAGACCATGACGAGAATTCGGAGAACGAGCGACCAGTGAGTCCACCGCCCTCTCAAGTAAATCCACACTAATGTTCGCGTCATAATCATCTTCCCTAGTCTCCTTTGACCAGGCGTACATCCCCAAATGGTGATCGCCAATCATGTAGCAATTCATCAACTTATCTAAAGTGCCACTGGGCGCATCAACAGGCTTATGCAACCCCTTTAATTCGTCTTTTAAGCCGTCCCGAAAATCCTCAAGCATTGCGTCCAGATCAAACTTTTCTCGCTCCTGGCGAACGTACTGGCCTTGCAAATTGCCCTCGCCATCGAATCGGCTAGTCACAAACTTGGTATTGAATCCTTCCATTGTTCGATGGTTGACATCTCGATCTGGCGCTACCCCAGATAATGCGGCTTTTTTATGAATGCGCTTCATCGCCTGGCTAATGCGACTTTGCGACACGCCCAACTCAGCAGCCGCACCTTTTTGGCTTGAGTGCTTTAAAAATGCGTTCAAAATTTCAAGCTGTCTAGCCGTGCAGAACTCTCTTAAATGCTCCATCTAATCACCTATTCGATTTGTGTGATATTTGATCTGCTCTTTGAGATCTTTTTGCAACGCCAGCACATCTTGCCTGTCGATTTTGGGCGCAGTTCGCCACGCCAGTTTCTCCATCGCCTTAACCTTTCTCTCTCCATACATATCCACCATCCACTCCCTGTACTTGAGGACATAATGAGCTTGTTTCATCCCCCACTGGTTGCACCCTGGACACTGCGGGTTGATATTCTTCTCGTGAAGTTTGAGGATAGTTCTCCCTCTGGGAATAAAATGACCGCCCTGCATAGCTTTGTAATGGTCTGTCTTGCCACAAGTCACACACTGGCAGTAGCCGTTATCATCTGAGGCTTTAAGCCGTACAAGCCTCTGTAACAGCTTTGCAGCATTGTCGATTTCTTTAGCTACTGTCGTTTTTTTGCGCCTTGCCATTTATTCCTCACCAATCGGCACAATATCAATGGGCTGTGCGCCAACGCCCAGATCGCATAAATTGCACACGCCAAAAGCAGTGCCATCGTCATCAGTCCACAGATCAAGGCCGCTGCCGCAAGTGCAACAAAACTCACGCTTGACTCTGATCTGATCACTTTTTTCATCGTGTTCTCCGCCTGGAAACTTAATAATCCGTGTCATCGCATACTCGCTTAATCGCCACAAAAACAGGCTGTTGATTCATCGTCAAAATCAAAAAGCTGCCCTTGGTCGCTTGCTATGAGTTTCATTTTTGAATAACTTGGTTGATCGCCCCGAAACACTGCCCCCATGAATTCTTCCTGCTCGATCCACCAATCAGCAAGATTTGGGTTATGTTCGACAATTGACTGTTTGATCTTGAAGCCCTTTAAGAAACATAAATCGCAATTGCTAAGGGTATTCACAGAGGCGTGAGGCATCGCCAAATCAAAATATTGATGTTGCCAAAATCGATCTATTTGATTCTCAGTGACTTTGGCATCAGCCAGTGGCACAAAATAACTATCTTTGCCCCGCATCTTTGCCACTCTGCGCGGTTCGTCTGCTCTGATACCAACAACGGTGGCAAAATCACAATCCATGTATCGCTCAATCGTCAAAACCTTCAATTCACTGGTGCAAAACCGCGCCATCATGTTTGGCAAAAACTGCCGATCTTTGATTAGTTGTGCAAACGGCTCACCGTTTCGACTAGCTGTTTTATTATCAACAACCCTGAATGCTTTCTTGCCACAATATTCAAGCCAGATAATTTCAACGCCCCAGTTCACAGCGCAGTCATTGACGAAATCCAGGGTCTGAGGCATTTCTTTCCCAGTGTTGCAAAAGATCACTTTCAGATAATCTGGCAGCACAAATTCATGTGCCTCTAAAATCTTATACAACATGAAAGCCGATGATCTGCCGCCTGAGAAGCTGATCACCGCTGGTTCATCGATGAAATAAGGGTTATTAGTCACCAAATCTATTCACCTTTCTCAGTCGGCCACACTTCTTACATCGCACGATAGATGGGCTTGCGACATCCACGCTGTAGATGCATTTGCAGTTTTTCTTCTTTGGTCGCTTAGTCATAGCTCAATCCCCTGAAATCTCAATATTCAGCTACCATTGTCAACTGTTTGTTACTCAGCCCCCGCGCATAATCGCTTCCCAGATAGCCTTGAATCACTTTGTTGAAAAACTGCCTGAATTCGCCTTCATCAGCACTGTTAAAGTTGATCGATTTTGGAACATACTGAGTGACTCCATTTTTGCCGATCACTGGGTAGAAATGTCCCGCCAATATTTTGAGTACATACACCCAAACATTCTTATTCGTGAATTCGTCTTGCCAATCAAATGTCCGATTCACAAGTGTGAAAAACCTCTTATGATTTTGAACTGATCTGCCCTGCTTGTACGAGATCAGTAATTCTTCACCCACTGGCATAGCATTGAAGAGTTCCTTGCTCTGCTCATCCGCTGGCAATAGTGCGCCTTTGCATTTGATGTAAAGCGCCTCTGTCATACTCGATTCCTCACCCAGTCGTCCCATGCGGCAATGCTTGCCAACGCTTTTTTATTGGATGTTTTATTGGATGTTTTTTCCTTTTTCCTACCCGCCCCAGCGGGGATTGCCAACTCTTTTTCGCCAAATACGGCACAACTTACGCCTTGATGTGTTCTTCTGTTGCGACACCTTCTCGCTCGCTGGCGCAATGTGGTCTTTTTGATGTCAAGATCGAGCGCCAATTCAAATAAGGTCACTGGTTTTCCGTCAACAAAAACAAAGATTCTTCTCATCTAGCCCACCCGCGATCAGTTAATTTCTCCTCAATCCCTATCTTGCGAATTTTCTGAGCATCATAGAGATCGCCTTTGCGAGATTCCCTGATTACATTTGTAAGCAACTTGTGCTGCCATTCTCGGTGAGTCAGGGATGATCGACCCCAAGAATTAGATCGCGCCATCCAGTAGCTTTTGAATTCAGCCACGATTTGGTTGATGCGCTCAGGCGGGATTTTTTCAATTTCAAGACCAGCCAGCCTCGACTGATCGGCAAAGAATGAATCGGGTTGCCAGAGATCGTACATCTCAAATTTTTGATCGGGGGATACACCACTTTGTTGACTGGTTTGTTGACTGGTATGTTCTTTGCACTTGGTAGTTTCTACCAAATTGGACTTGGTATTTTCTACCAAATTGGACTTGGTATTTTCTACCAAATTGGGAGTTTCTGACAAATTGGTAGTTTCTGCCAAGTTGGGAGTTTCTGCCAAGTTGATAGGAAGCGTCAGCTTGTAGTCGTTGTAGCCTGTGAAGCCGCGCTTTTTCTTGGTCAACCAGCCCAATTTTGCAAGTGATGTTGTGTGTCTTGAGATTTGAGAGATATCGCGGATGGTGGCTCTTTCGGAAATTGCAGAAAGCGAGGGGAACACTGTGTCGCTTTTGCCCTTGAAACTGTACAGCGCGAGCAGAACTTTACGCTCGCTGTTTGAGAGCCGATCATCAGTAAGTGCTTGCAATGGCGCAACCAGATATTTCATCGACTCCCCTTTGGTTGGGGAAATCCTACTACACTGATTCGTATATTTGCAACTGTCTTTAACGTATATTTTAAATAAAATTGAAATTAATACTTTAGTAGTATTGCAATGGCAGGTATTTTAATACACTATTTAGTGAAAGTTATTTGCAAGGAAGTCGCTTTAGAGTTGTTTGACATAGAGAAATTTCACAGGAATCGGGCATTATGGATTGTGAGGAAATTATTGAAATGATCAGGTTGTTAACTCAGGAAGAAAAAGAAATCATCATCAAGCGTCTGCTTACAGTTTCGAGCGCATCGCCACCAGCTTCTGCATAAAAGCAATCTCTCTCGCTCGCTCATCATCTGAAAGTTGATGCAGCAGATCAAGAAGTTGTTTGTCCAGCGGAGTAAGCTCTGACGGCTCAGAGTCCCCAGCTTCCCCCGTTTCGATATAAATCGGATCAACGCCCAAAGCCACACATATCTTGATCAAATATACGCTGCTTCGCTGAGTGCCAATTTCCAGACCACTGATGCGCGCCTGGTCAACCCCAGATACTTTCGCTAATGTTGCCTGTGTGAATCCAGCATCTTTTCGCGCTTTTTTCAGGCGATCTCCCATCGTCATCGGGTCACCCCACCATAAGTAAAAAATAATCTTAAGTGGAATATTAAACTTTTAGTCGTGATTTAGCAACTCACGCTCTCGGATACTCGCAAAAGTGTTGCGCTTTACTCTCATTCGTGTATACTAATTGGTGTATTGGTTAAAACGAAAAAGGGTATTTTTTATGGGCAATCAATTTCTAGCTGGGGCAATGCGGAATGAGCAGATCAGCCAACGCGAGTTGGGGAAACGCACAGGCGTGAAGCAGCAAACGATTTCACGCCTCTTAAATGGAACAACAAAAAACCCTTCCTTTGCCACCGCTGTGCGGCTGGCCGACTACTTCGGAGTGAACACAGATGAAATTTACAGAATTTAAGGATGGTGAGTTGAAGATCACGCTGACGGATAACCCAGCGCCTCTGATCTCCCTCCCTAAAGAAAGTGACATTTCACATGATGAGGTATGCGACTTTCTGGCTGACCCGCGTTGGCTCTGGCAATCGGTAAGCATGGACGGGGTGAGCGAGCCAAATCCGTATCAAGGGAATCGCCTGGGCTTCGTTGAGCTTCGAGAGAATGAACTTCATCTTGAGCAAGTCGAGCAAGCCATTCTCTTTTCGGTTGAAACTCAAAATATCAACGATCTTGGGCAAATTTTCTTCGACCAAATCACATCACACGCAAGATACATCATTAAAAAGGAGCGCGAATCGTGAGCATTGAATTATCAGATTTTGAGCGCGGGGAATATGACTGCGTTCAGGGAAATGAGGCGCGGGATTGTGAAGCAGCCGATTACTATTCGGGGTTTGCTCAGCAATACGCAAAAGATCAGGGCGAATCAGCGCACAGCCTAGAGCGGCTTCGCGAGGCGGGAGAATAAGATGGATAGGCATGATCGAGATTATCGGGATTTCAGCGAGGGGCGCAATTCCTATGCGGCTTACGAACCTGATCACAGGACAGAGCCAGAGGATCACCCCGACTATGATCCGACAAAAAACAGGAGAGACAGCGATGACAATTCAGAAGAATCTTGAAAAGAAGATCAACGGTGACACACGGCTCACTGCCGATGAGAAAACAGTGTTGTTGGCGGCAGTGGGATTTTCAGACATTCATCAGCCAGATGATTTTGTGCGGGGCGAGTTGGATGTAATCAACGGAAAGCCCTATCAGCGCGGGAGGTCTCGCGACTACGACAGGGGCTATGCAGATCGACACAAGCTCGAAAATCTGCTGGGAGGATAAGCATGAGCGGCATCGTAAGAATCCACGGTAAAGAGTACAAAACAGTTGCTTTGCGCGTCAATGAATTCATTGCATCAACAGCGCATAAGAACTGGTCAATCGAGACTGATCTGATCAGTGATGGCTCTGCCGTGGTAATGAAAGCAACGATCAAAGATCAGGATGGACGCACTCGCGGCACTGGCTTCGCAGAGGAAATTCGCGGCAGCACCAACATCAATAAAACTTCCGCGCTTGAGAATTGCGAGACATCTGCAATCGGCAGGGCGCTGTCAGCCGTTGGCTTCTCTGGCAGTGAATACGCCTCTGCCAATGAAGTTTCAGATGCAATTGTTCAGCAGACGGTGATGAAAGCCTCTGAAGAACTTCTGAATTACAACGCGGCAGTGCGTGAGCATATCAGCACAGTGAATGCCATTAAGGATGCTTTGATTACATCTGACCTTGAGACGGCAGCAGAAGAATGGAATGCGCTGACTGAGGATGAGCAGCGCAGTATCTGGAGAGCGCCAAGCAAAGGCGGCATCTTCACAACTCAAGAACTGGCCACAATCAAAACCAGTGACTTCCGCGAGGCGGGTTTCGCGGCTCAAGTAAATTAAGGGGAAAGACAATGAGTGAATTTCAGCAGAAAGACAACGAGGGCGCTCTGTTTGCGAACGACAGAAAAGAAACTGAAAAGCATCCCGATTATAAGGGTGATGCCTTGATTGGCGGGACGCAGTATTACCTCAGTGCGTGGATTAACACCTCGAAAAATGGCGTGAAGTATATGAAAACCAGCTACACGCCCAAAGAACAGGCCAGCAACGCTGTGGTGCAGCAAATTCAGCCAGCCGCGAAACCATTTAAAGACAATGATATTCCATTTTAAGGGGTGATCTATGACGCAGAATCAACGAATTTTAAGCCATTTGAAATTGCGTGGAAGCCTGACAACAAAAGAGGCGCAGGAGTTATATGGGTGCTATCGGTTGAGCGCGAGGATTTATGATCTCACTCGCCAAGGCCACCCCATTGTTTCTTCGCGCCTGACAGTCCCGACTAGGCATGACAGAGGCGCAAGAATCGCGGTGTATTCCTATGCAGATTAATAAATTCTGGCTATCAGCCAAAGATGTTGAGGAATTGACGGGGGCAAAGGCTCGCTCAAAGCAACAGCGAGTCTTGGACTTTATGGGCTACGGGTATAATATAAGACCAGACGGCTCTTTTGTTGTTCCGATTGAACAATTCCTTGAGGCGAAACAGAAAGAATACAAGATGGATTTCTCAGCACTTGGCTAATAGAACCTTAAAAGAAAATAAAAAATACCCTAGCAACTGGCGGCTTAGAAAGCGCGGGGAAAAGGGTAAATTTGTGCTTTTTTATAGAGTGCCTAAAGCGGTGCGGCATCTTTGGGGTGATAAATCAGAGGTCAAGTTAGGAGAGGGTAAAACTTTAGTCGAGGCCGAGGAAAAAGCCTTTGCATTTTGGGCATCTAAAATATCAACGACAAGCAAACCTTACACGTTGGGCGAATTATTTAATCGATACCGCTTGCAAGTTTTGCCAACCAAGAAATCTAGTCAAAGAGACAGCAACACCTATTCACTCAATCGCCTCCAGAAGATTATAGATTTAGATCAGCCAGTAGTAGAGTTTAAAACGCACCAAGCATATGAATACAGAGACTTTATTCACTATAAGTTAAGCGCAAAAAGGGCAAATAGTGATATTGAAACTCTCTCCCATATCTTTACTAAAGCGATTGAATGGGGCTGTGAAAGACCGCACCCGATCATAAACATTATGAAAAAGATACCTATTGCATCCCGAGGCCGATATGTAACGGATGAAGAGTTAGATTTCTTTTTATCCGTTTGCAATGATTTTCTGAAAGTTTATGTGCCGTTGAAATTAGCTACAGGCAAAGATCAAGGTATGTTGCTAAGATTGAGGCTCTCAGAGGTTACCAAAGAGGGTGTGTATTTTGGCAAGAGAATTAAAACTGGTGCGGGGAAAGCATCTTTTTTGCCATTTGAGCATGATGGGGAGCCAACAGGGTTGCGCGAAATCATTAATGACATCATGGCCTGGAGAGCTAAAACATTAAAGGTTCAGTCAATGTTTTTATTTGCAAGCAAACATGGCAAACCTATGTTCAACGAAAAAGGCAAGGCAACAAATTTTAGATCACAGTGGTCAAGGGCAATGGATAAAGCCATTCTTGAGACCGACTTGTCCGAGCGATTCACCGAACACGACCTCAGAGCAAAAACTGCATCAGACATAGATAATGAAGTTGAAGCCGCCAGGCTTCTGCAACATGCTTCAGTTGCCACTACGAGAAAAATCTATTTAAGAAAACCTCAAACTGTTGTGCCATTTAAGCGAGAAAATTTGCCCCAATAAAAAATTAGGGTCGCGAAACATGCCGCGTGTATCCCCATGTATAACTAAATGATTGGGGCAATTATTATAGTAAGTTATTGATTTATATAGCTTTAATTACGCTTGAATACTCGGCTACGAACCGAGCGGTCGGTGGTTCGAATCCACCCGAGTGCACCATTAACACTGGGCTGTAGCGATTTAGCAAAAACAAGATTGCCCCAATAACTGCACATTGCCCCAATAATTAGGGGTTATTGCTTTAAAACCTTTGCTATTTTCTCGCCACTTCTGCCCACCACATAACCGCCTAGTCCCAACTGCAAAAGCATCCACGCTTCATCGCGCAAGGGTGTTGCCAGCAGCCCCAAACTATCCCCCACGGCCAGTGCTAAGAATGTCAGCATAGTGATTGGCCTCCATGCAGCAACAATTAAATGCTCACTTTTTGCTTCGGCTGACACCACCTTGTACTGACCACCAATGAGTTCTTTCTCATAGTCGAATACGCGTTGCATTGCAGCCGCCTGAACGTCCAGTAAATGCCCTTTGGCGCTTAATTTCTCTTCAGTGCTTGTATGCAGTTCATCAATAAGTTTTGCGGCTGGCTTGAAGATACCCGCGATTAAATCAGAAACGCCCATGCTACGCCTCCTTTACCTCTTGCACAGATTCGCGGATCGCGGATGCGTAGGCAGAGATCAGTACATTCAATTCTTCGACTTGCATTTGAAGCTGTGTTGCCTGGCCGCGCAATTCATTGATTCGATTGACATGAGCCTTTGATACATCATTCAAATCGTCTTCCGTATATTCAATATCATCGATGGTGATCATTCCCAAGGTACTCCTGTTAAAACTGATGGTGATGTCTGTTCAGCGAGGTCAGCAACAAGTCTTTCTTCAAGTGCGTCAGTGTCCAATGCCTCTTGTAACCATCCGATTACTGTAGATTCAGTCAGGTCAGCAAAGGGTATAAAGCCGTCTGCTGTAGAGTCGGGAGTGAAGCTACAAGTGCCGTAGGAGGAAGCTGTGTACTCATCCACGGACTTGCTCAACCGCCAATGTGCTACGATAACGCCATCGTCATTTGTGTTGCGTTCGAGGTTCGCGATTGTGAAAATCATATGAGGTGTTCTCCAGTTAAACTGCCGCGATGATAAAGGCTAGTAAGTTTTCATAACAAACGCTGTACGTTGTTTGTTCTACACCGTCATCGTCTGTATATGTTGTGGTTTTTAGGACTTGGTAGTTGTTAGCATTTAGACCTTCTGCTTCAAATGCCGCCTTTAGGTCTTGGGCAATAATACCGAAGTGTATGTTTGCCTCATCACCTTCTGCTTCTACAGTGTCAATGTATCTGAATGCTTTTAGAGAACCTTTAGCCACTACAGCTACTCTAGCTTCTGCATCAGTTAAGTCTCTAATGTCTTGCTTCTTGTTTCTGTCAGATGTTGAATAAGTAGAACCTGAACGGTAAATGTCTTTGAAGCGTGATGAACTACCGCCGAGGTCTAGTATGTTGTCTGTAGGAGCATTTGTCGCTATATCGTGCGGTAGAATTTGGTTGGTTGAATCCACGAACAGGAGCGCGGAGTTACCATCCCCGATGTATAACTGCACCCCTGCTCGACTGCCAATAGACCCCACGTTTGTGTTGTCCTTACGGAACACTGCAATGCCGCCATCAGTTGAAAGTCGGTTCAAAAGCAAAGGTTGGACAGAGGCGGTAGCTACCAACGCACCATAAGCCCCTGTGCCTGTTTGCAACTCAACGCCTGCTGTTGCTGGGCTAGTAGTCGTTTTACCCACGAGGACGCGACCGCTGGAATCGATTCTGAGTTGGCTAAAATTTGCGGCTGTGCCGAACTGCAGACTGTCGTCAGCATGATGGTACTTGATACTACCCCTATACCCTGCTGTGCCGCCATGGCCATCCGCGAACATGATTGAACTGGTTGAAGATGTCCCAGACACGATGGACATTCCTGTGTTGCCAGAGCCGTTGATAACTAAATTTCTCCCTGCGGAGTTGTAACTGGACGGGGCGGTTGTGCCCACGCCGACTGAGCCTCCCGTCCTCGCAAGAATGCACTGCCCCTCCGTGGCAAAGGTAGTTGTCTCGAGTTGCCCGAATCCACTAGCTCCGCTGATGCCCACGAGTGCGCGACCGCTGGAGTCGATGCGCATGGCTTCTGTTGGAGCTGTGTTCGTTGTACCTGTACTAACCGTGACAAGACCACTACCTGTTATGATCTGAGACGTTCCATATCCTGAATCATCCACAGTGCTTGTATTAGGGTCAAAGTTGGTTGATATATAATTGTTGTCGCCAGATGTACCTAAAGCACCAAAGCGATGTTTGGTAATCCAACCTGATGGGGTTATATCTACGCCTGCTTTGCCTGTACCAGCCGCTAAACTTAATAATTCACTAGGCGAACTAGTACCAATACCCAAAGACTCCGCAGACGCATCCCAGAAGAACTTAGGCGTTGTGCCTGTGTCCTCGTAGAAGCTGATGTCTCCGTTGTTGGCTACCTTTAAATGCAAATCTCCTTGCCCTGCCGCCATGTTGCCAGAACGTGCTTGTAGTACATCACCTGTACCACCATTTTGTATGTAAGCGGCTACGTTTGATGAGTTTCTAGCAAGTAAGTTATAGTTGGTATTTGCTGTGTCCGTTTGAAAACCATCAGCAGTCACTGTGCCATTTACATCTAAGTCACCATCTTCATCAATTGTAGCCTTTGTGCTTCCGTCCACTCTGAACTGAATGGCAGAGTTAGCAACAGCGGCATCGTCATCAACACTGACTCGTAGATTAGCTCCCGAAGCCTCGACCTTTGCACTCCCTGTTGAGTCAGTGAGCTGAATGCCAGCACCTGTGTCAGTAGAAGTAAAGGTGGCAACTGTATTGGTAGTGCCTGAGTTCACTGCAAACCCATCAGCAGTCACTGTGCCCGTAACGTCTATAGGGTGACTGAAGTCAAATGTATCTGTAGCAGAGTCCCATAACATAGTAGCGTCTGTGCTACTATCGACGGCATCCTGAATAGTAATACCTGCACCGTTTGCACTAGAGCTAGAATCCCCTGCGGCATAGTTAAGAGTAATATTTTTATCTTCAACATTAAGGTTAGCTGTATTTAAGGTAACGGTTGTGCCTTGTACTTTTAAGTCTCCACCAACAACGACGTCGCTGTTGAAAGTGGCCTTACCTGCATTTGCCATTTCAAGGGTGAGGGCTGTGATAGCTGAACCACTATCATTGCCTCTAAATAAAATATTTTTATCTTCTTCTGCCGCATACATATGTACATGACCACTACTTCTTTCTAATTCTAGATAAGTAGTACCACCATCTTTATATTGAACATTACCACTATCAGTGTCAAGAATAATCTTTGCTGCAGCGTCTAGTGTTAGGTCGCCTGTTCCAATAAGACCTGTCGTAGTCGCTGTACCAGATAGGTAGAGGTCTTTGAAGCGACCACCTACAGCACCTAAGTCAACTGCGTCATCTGAAGCCGCCCCTGCCGAATCAGTTGGGAACATCTTTGTGCCGCCACTGTGTAGGCGTAACCCACAACCCGCACTTGCGATATACAAACCACCAGTATGGCCAATAGACCCTACGGTTGTATCGTCTTTCGCAAAAACGCAAATGCTTCCATCGCTTGTTTTACGATTGAAATTAGCTACATAGTTACCGTCTACACAGGACAACAGCCGTCCATCGCTTCGTAAGCTCGACCCTGCCACATTGCTGTTTGGTGACGTTTGCCCCACCAATACGTTGCCGCTGCCATCAATACTCATTTTTGCAGTACCATTATTGCTACCGTAAGTGTAAAACTCAAGACCAATTGTTGAATTTCCTGGGACTCTGGATCTTACTGAAGCCTCTCCAACTGTAGTGGCAAACTTTAACAGACCATAAGCATCGGTAGCCCAAGGTGTTTTAATACTTATTGCAGTACCGCTTGCTCCTTCAACTTCTAGTGCGTAGTCTGGACTATCAGTACCTATACCAACATTGCCTGTGTTACTGATAGCTAATCGATTGCTTGTATTTTGCACATCGTAAATAGTAAATATGCCATCAGAATTAATAATCGAATAATCTGGGTTGTTACCAGTGTCTGTAAGGTTGATTCGTGGGTATGATGAGTTGATTGTAATATCGCCCTGTGTCACAAAAGTAGACGCATCTGTAAATTCAGCTACTTTAGTTGTCTCATTATAAAAAACCAAACCACCGTAGGAATCTACTCCAAGTTGATAATACTCACCACCTAAGCCTTCTTTAATCATTAGAGCATAATCACTTCCTGCTTCACCAACAGTCAGTCCATCGGCTACAACTGTGCCAGTAACGTCTATACCTGTGGCTGTGGTTGAGAGTTTTGGTGAGTTGTCGTAGTAGAGATTGACCGCTCCGTTCTCATTAGCATCAATAGAACTTTCGCCATTAGCACCTTGTATTCTTATTGCGCTACTGCCTCGGATAAATAAAATCCCTGTTCCAGCGTCTTTTATGTAACTATCTGAGCCATCATGATAAATCTCTAGGTCATTACCTGCACCAAGCCTGAGTTTTTTACTGTCGGCTAGTTTGATTTCTTCAAGATTGTATAGTGCAAGACCGGAGTTTAAGACAGTTGTGCCGCCTACAGCAATTCCACCAGTAATGTCTACACCTGTGGCTGTTGTGGCTAGTTTTGTAGAGTTGTTATGGTAAAGAGATACTGCACCATCGGCATTTGCGGTGAGATACGTTTCGTCACCTGCCGATTTTAAGCGTAAATTAGTAGCTTCTATATAAAGCTGACCAGACCCAGACTCTTTGATGTAGCTATCGCCCCCTACATCATGGTAAATCTGTAAATCATTACTAGCGCCAAATCTTGCCTTGCCGTTATCGTCTAAGTATATATTACCAGTAACGTCTATGCCTGTGGCTGTGGTGGCTAGTTTGATTGAGTTGTCATAGTATGAAGTCACACCGCCGTTGGAATTAGCTCTTAAATAGTTCTCACCTGTAGCTGACTGCAGCCAAATATTTGTAGAACCTTTGATAACAAGGTCGCCGCTGCCACTATCTTCGATAATAGAATTGCTACCGTTGTGATAAATCTGTAAATCATTACTAGCGCCAAATCTTGCCTTGCCGTTATCGTCTAAGTATATATTACCAGTAATGTCTACACCAGTAGCAGTACCGTCTAGTTTGACTGCACCACCGTGGCATATCTTTCCATCTTCGCCGATCTGTGTTAGGGCTGCATCAATATTTGTGGCAGTGATAAAACCTGCCGCAGTACTATCTATGCCAGATGC